ATATAAAAGTTACAAAAGATACAAGCACGCATTGCCTCAATACTGATAGCACACACTTACAAATTGATCATTGGGATAAGGAAGCACTTGATGAACGCAAGTTTTACCATGTTGGCTATCACTGGCAAAGAAAAAATCACTACTGGAAATGCACTCCAACTACAGTAGATTAGTAAACACTGTCATTCCTATTTTGTGATCATGCTCATTGCTGGCACAATGCAATTGATTACGATCAAACACAATAATATCACCAGGTGACCATGATACAATAGTGTCAACAGTTAAACCGTGTAGATTTTCGTAAGGTATATGTGTTAGATATTGATTGTATATTTCTTTATTAAACGGTTGGTCAGTATAATTTATAATCTTAGTATAGTTTGTTATACGTTGATCTTTAGTTGTAATTTGTTTGTGTGAATCTTTTACATGTTGATATGGATCTTCACTGCGTACAAATTTTGCGGCATTTCCTTTCCAATAGTTGTTGAAAAATACTGTGCTACCTGCTTCACAGACTAACGGAATAATTATACCTCTACACGCACTAGGATTGTCATAACCACTATCAACGTGTATCTGGAAACTAATTGTGCTTTCGTTATAAATGACTTCTTCTACAGATTCATTGTCGTTGATCAGTGGTTCTATGATATGTTGTGGCCATTTGTCAACATGCCATCTTGGATGTTTACTACGCACAGTATCGCGAGTATCAGTGCGGTCATCATCTGTAAAATGATATGCTAGTAATTCTGCAATCTGGAAAATATTAAAAACTTGTTGTTTAACTGTGACCATAAAATTACTTATATGGTGTTACATCATGTAGCATAAATCTCCAATACTGTATCAATGATAGGATGTCTTTGTATATCCCTATTGTTCATGTAACATACACTGAGTCCATCACGATGTGTCTCAAGTCGTTTGCACAAGTCTATCAGTCCGTTGTTATGCACAGTTCTATCTGTTTGTTCAACGTCTCCAGTAATTACTATTTTACTATTCTCACCTATACGTGTCAGTAGCATTTTCATTTGACTTGGTGTTGCATTTTGCATTTCATCTGCTATAATCCAGGCATCTTTAAATGTTCTACCTCGCATAAAAGCCAATGGCGATATTTCAATTACTTGTTCTTGTATCATGCGTGCTACCTCTTTTGCACTATAGAATTCCCGTAATACATCAAACAGTGGGCGTGTCCAAGGCTCCATTTTACTATTCAAATCACCAGGCAGAAAGCCGTGCTTTTCATCATCTACACCTACTGCCGGACGAGTAAGTACAAGACGTTCACATTCACCATTTCTAAATGCTTTTATAGCCGCTAACATTGCAAGATATGTTTTACCCGTACCCGCAGGTCCTGTAGCCACAGTTATACTCGTTTGCGGATCTAGTAGGCTCAGTATTAGTTTTTCTTGATTTACTGACTTCGGACGAAGTTCAATGTGTTTGCGTTTAAGTGCTTGGTTAAAATTTATTGTATTGTCTTGTTGTAGTTGTCTTTGATATTTTGCTTTACGTTTAGCTCGAGACATTGTATCTCCTAAGGTTAAAGGTTGTTTGCTACCCACAATAATATTTAAAACAAAAACAAATAAGATAAACTGTGTGTAAAGTTCTAATATTCTTCACTAAATAGATTAGTGGCCACAATGACAAATTGGGCTAAATACTGTTAACGTAAAACAAAAGGCCACAAATGTCACTAGACGATTCAGAATTTTTTAAAGACGGCTCCGACTATTGGATGGTAGCAGACAATATTAAAGGAATCTACATGAGCGATGGTAGTATGCGAGTACTACTTGACTTTGAACGTGTGCTTAACGAACTAGACATCTTTGCATTTCGTAATTGGGAACTAGGTGAGCTTGTTGCTGGACCTGAACAAGGCCCTTACAAAACAAGTTGTACGTTTTTATGGCCTGAGCAATTAATGCCAGACCCAAGAGGAGCAATGCGTTTGTTACCGTTTGATTGCGAAGTTAAATGGAAGAAAACACAGATGAAAGTTCCAATCAAAGTGAAATCACCAAGTGATTTTAAAGCAGGTACTAAGGTTGCTAGACTTATTGAAAAGCCAATTTGGTTAGTAGAAATAATAATGCCAAAAAGCCTTATGGCAGATATAAGAACAGGTTCAATCGAACTAGAAGATGAAACAGTTGATCTGCAGGATCTTGATGATGCTTATAATGCTGATTTAGATCAACAGGCAGTAATGGATCAAGGCGCACAAGCAGAAATGGATGCAAACATCGATGTCCAAGTTTAACTTAACAGAAGGTTTGGGTTACAAAGACCTAGCAGGTATGATGAAAAGCACAATGTATATTGATGACTTTTCAAGTAAGATGGGCGATGACGATGAGATAGTCGTTGCAAGTTTTTATGTGCGTGACAGACAAGCCGCAGTTGACTTGGTTAACTGGTTTGAAAAAGGCTATGACTTTGTGTTGGATGCAGACATGAGCCCGGGTGAAGTAAAGCCAAACAGATACCTAGTGTATATCGAACTTAAACGTAGAAACTACACTGCTGACAACTTAGCCTCATTGTTAGATGATTTCAACACACTTACAGAGTATGAAGGTGATGGTTGGACCATGGGTTACAGAGGCAAAGAAATGCCTTTCACTGTAGAACAGTTTAACATGATTGTACCTACCTCCCCAAAAACATACAGAGAACGCGAGCAGTTTGAGCTCAACGAAGCAAGAACTCTTGCTGGTATCCCGCCTAAGGCTATATACAACAAAGGCAAAAAAGCCAAAGATATACAGAACCTATTAACAAACGCAGGACGTTAATGCCCTATACAAATGTTGTTGCATTTGGTGATAGTTTTACACGTGGTGACGAGCTGACTGACTGTTCAACACACAGTAGAATAGCACCACATCATACTCACAGTTTAAGCACTTGGCCTGCCTTGGTTGCAAAAGATTGTACTGCAGAATATGACTGCATGGCCATTGGCGGACGCGGTAATCATTGGATAAGCATAATGATAAGTACTCTGCTTGAGCAACATAGAGATGCACTGTTTATTATTAATTGGACATGGTTCGAACGTTTTGATTACATGGATATTGAAACTGGTGAGTGGACAGTAGTGCATCCTAGACATAAAGATAAACTTGACCATTATTTTTACAAACATATAGATAGTGACAAATGGAATCTACATCGAAATCTACAACAAATACACAGTACAATTTGCTTATTAGAACAAAACAATATTGACTTTATAATGACATGTATGGACCCGATGTTGTATGACACCAAAAACTTTGTTACTCCTCTACAGGCTCAAGTAAATCATTATATTGTAAATTTTCACGGATATAACTTTTTAGAATGGGCAAAGCACAAAGACTTTGCAATTGGACCCAATGGTCATCCCCTGGAAAAAGCACATGCAGAGGCCGCAAAGTACATAAATATGGTTACAACAGAAGGAAAGATAAATGGACATTGACAAACTTAGAGAAGAGATTGCATATGACGAAGGCTCAGTTAATAAAATATACCTCGACCATCTCGGGTTGCCTACTTTTGGCATTGGTCATCTGGTTATTGATAGTGATCCAGAATATGGACAAGAAGTTGGTACACCTGTCTCAGAAGATAGATGCAATTCCGCATTCGACGAAGACGTTAAAACAGTGCTTAACGACTGCTCAATATTATATGACAACTTCGATGATCTGCCAGAAGAAGCTCAAAGAATAATAGCAAACATGATGTTCAATATGGGCAGACCAAGACTGAGCAAGTTTAAAGGAATGAAACGCGGTGTAGATGCACGTGATTGGAATGCAGCCGCAGATGAAATGGTTGATTCTAACTGGTATAGACAAGTAACAAAACGTGCTGATAGATTGGTTGCACGTATGAGAGCAATTGAAATAGACGACTAATGAGATTTTACGCAGTACTGATTATACTAGCAGTCCTTGGCGGCTGTGGATATGGAGTGTATCTCTATTACAAAGATACTCAACAACGTATTGCGACATTAAGAGAAAACACAGTTAAACTTGAAAGCAGTAACAAAAGCCTCACTGCACAAATAGAGGCCATGA